ATTAACTGGATAATGGAAGTAGCTAACTGTACCTTTGAAGATATTGTTAAAGAAAGTAATGAGTATGATCTTTTACCTGAAGATGTAAGCGAACAGACCGATATAAACGCATTTGTAAGTAAAATTGTTTCACAAAAACTACCAGAAGATAGTATTAATTTATATGACAACAATCAAACAACCTATTTTAATAGTAACCCTATTGTACAAACTGCATTAAAATATATAAAAGATAGAAAATTAGACGAAGCAGTTAACAAGCCTAAAAGTTTATATGTTTCATTAAAAGATAAAATTCATAAAAATCGTTTAGTATTACCTTTTTATGATATTGATAATAAAATAATTCATTATCAAACCAGAACGTTATTAAAAGCTGATGATAAATTTAAGCCAAAATATCTTTCAAAAATAAACAGTGATAAAAGTGTGTTTAATATAAATCAAATAAATGAAAATCATGATAAAATTTATATTTTCGAAGGGCCAATTGACTCATGCTTTACAATTAATGGTGTTGCAGTTGCGGGTATAACCGAAAAGAGTTCTAACTTGTATACTAAATTACAATATGAACAACTTAATAAGTTTCCTTTTCATGATAAGATAATTGTGTTAGATTCTCAATGGCAAGACGATGCTTCGAAGAAGAAAAGTAAATTTTTATTAGAAGCTGGTTGCAAAGTGTTTATATGGCCTAAAAATATTGGTAAACGCTATAAAGATTTTAATGAACTCGCGGTAGACAACAATATAAACAAAATCCCTTCAAAAATAATAGATGAAAATACCTATACTGGTTTGAAGGGATTAGTAATTTTATCAGGACTCAACAGAGTGTAAATAACCTTTTAAATTCTCAATAAGTGAGCTTAATTCCATTGCCACCCTGGCAATTTTCTTAGTTTCAGCTCCAGCTATTTTATTGAATAAGGTATCGCAACTTGCTGCATGTAATTTAGATTGAACCGAATAACCTTCTTCACTGTTAAGGTAGTTGGTAAAATCTTCCATTTTTCTAATAATTTCAGCAAGTTCTTTAGCTTGCACCGCATTATCATTTGCAACTACTTGCTCAGCATCCAATTGAGGGACATCTTCAACCTCAAAGTCACTTGTTTCTGTACCTGGCTCAAGCTGAGTTTCCATTGCTTCTGTATCAGTTATTTGTATTTCTTCGTCTTGCTCTAAAAGCCTAACAAAATGTTTACCGAAAAAGCTCATGTTATTATTTATGCCTCCCTATAAATAATAATATGTCTAGTAGAAGACTTTTAGAAGAAGATCAGATAAAAATGTATAACAAATGGGTAAGAGGTATCGCTACTCGCGAACAAAAACCTACGCATGTTACGGTATCAGATCTACTACAAGCGTCAGGTAGGAACGAAAACGATAAAGCCCCACTGGAATTACCCTATCCTATGACTCATATTGTGGAAGATATGGGTGGCTTGTATTTAGCTGCAGCAAATCTACAAACAAAAGCTGAGCAAACTAAAAATAACCCTGTAGTTTTCGAAAGCGAAAATGCAGCTAAGAGTTTAGATGATTTTATCATAAAATGCAGAGCAATTAAAGAAATTATTGAATCTATGACTAATAACCTAGACGTAATAGTACAAAGAAAACCTTATCAGAGCGAAGAATCCGAACCTTATGATAACAGCACCGATACACCGACCATGCCTGACGGTGCAATGGGTTCTAAACCTATTAATAAACTTGCTAAGTAAGTTGATAATCTTATTTCGGTCATTATAATAATGGTGTGATACAAATTATAAAGTCATTAGCTGTACTTCTTACTGTCAGTTTGTTTATAGCTGGTTGCTTCTATTTTTTAAACGTTTCTTTTTGGCCTGTCTTCGGTTTATCGGTAATATCTCAGTTTATCTTGTATGATTTGTTTAGTAGATGGAATAACCGTAAAGCTCAAATCGAATTCCAGTTAATTCAAAATGAACGTATTAAAGAATTTAATAAATTTGGAGTTGATGCAGTTTGTCCTGTTGAATCTTGCATGCATACCACTTTTGTACCGGTTGATATGACTAGAGAAAATGAATTTGAATGTCCTAAATGTAAGGCAGAAGTAAAAGTAATGATAGGAAGTAAAACTTTCTTGAAAACCACACCTATCGATGGTGATCCGTTTGAAAAATTTAATTTTGTAACTAATCAAGATTATGAATGATAGTTTAACATTTAATGAACAAGGTAGCAAGTCCGTTCAACCTGAAAAGGTAGAGGAAAAAAAAGAAAAGTACGACGATACACCTTTTAAAGATGCGTACATAAAAGGGATTATGTCAGCTGAAGCTACTCTAGATGTAAAAAACAAAGAAAAACTTTTAGAGAATTTTATAAAGTGTATTTTTGATGATATTCTAATTCAGAATAAAGATAAAATTAGAACAAATGATAATATCCTAAAGCTTAATTTAGGGGTGATTGAAAATGCAATTAAAAATACCAAGCTAAGTAATTTTAACTTTGACGTAGGACGGATTGGTGCTATAATAGAGGGGTATGCAAAAGTTATCGAATCAAAAACGTCTAAGTGATATGTCAGATGAAGAAGTTTCTCGTTGGATTTGTCTATTCGAAGCAGTAAACTATGTATCAGCAAAAGCTGAAAAGTTAGGTATTGATATCGAAAAAGATAGTTCATGGATTAAGCCTCTTGCATTTAAAAACTACATATCTGAGATGTATGAATCAGTTTATCTTAACAATAAGATGGGTGGAGATAAACATGTACCACCTAGGTCAGTAAACGAATACATTTATCAAGAACATGCACTATATTCTTAATACGACATTTAGTATTCCAGTATCAATGGGAGCCGCCAAAATTGGCGGCCCCACCATCCCTGGTAGACCGGTAGTTACGGAAAAATTCGATACAAGAAAATTTATACCTGGAGTTTTTTATACGTTAACATATATTAAAAAGCTTGAAAGAAGCGTAAAATATACATTTAAAGGTTCAGATGGTAATGTTATTGAAGAATATTTTGATTCTTGCAAAGAAGCAGACATTTTTATTTCAAGAATTAAGGGTGAAACGTTGCCTAATTACACTGAATTTTATCAAAGATTAAAAAGTTAAGCTCCTGCTGGTCCGAATGGCCCGTCTTCAGGTTCTTCAGTATTACCGTAACCACCGTAAACGTCGTCGTAATCGAATCCTGAATAATCAAATATGTCTTTAGCTTCTTCTTCAAGGTTACCGTTATAACTTTTATTAGGTGATCTAGAATTAGTACCGTCCGCAAGACGCCCAGAAAACTTATCGTCATATACTTGATCACTACCACCTTCTGTACTTAAACCAGGCTCGAAACTGTAATCGTAACGTTTCGCTTTAATCATCCATACATAATGACCTGCTAATGGGTTAATACGTGCTACATCTTCATCTAACCTTTCAGTAACTTCGAATTGTTTACCTGTTCTTGGCCATGGTCTGTCATTACCATATTCAGATAAAATAAAGACATCACCTGCTTTAGGTTCTTGAGGGTAACCAAATGCAGTATAAAATCCGCTTATGTGTATATAAGCAGTTAATTCATCATCAGAATCAAATCCGTATTTTTGAAGTATTACTGCATTTTCATTTAACTCAACCGCTATAATAATCTTCTTAGGATCTTTAAAGGTCTTAGTTGGTTCTTCACCGTAAATGTTATCAGCAGATAAAGTTTGATAAGGATTTTGGTACCAAGTAACTTCTTGACCGTATAAAGCTATAATTTCTTCCCACCAATTGTCAATAACTATTCTTTCACACCCGTTGTTTTCTTTATTGGTAAACCTAAAACACTGATTAGTTGGTTTAGGTCCAGGATATATAGAACCCGGGTCGTTTGGATCGGGGGTTGGTACACCAGGTAAAAACTTTGGCATGATTTGATTCATGCCTCTATACCTATCCATATTAATAGCCATTAGTTTCTACCTCCGATTGTGTGTTAGTTTCTCTAGTCTTAGATAGGTAATAATGACCGTTATTATATTGAATAGCTATACCAGTTTTTTTCAGACCTTTTGGTCTACCCGGTCTTAAGTTCCTAACACCGAATCTGTTCATTAAAACGCTTGCATCTTTTGGTGAAATTTTAATAATTTTAGCACCAGTATTACGTTTTAAAATTTTAAATGCGTTTGGAACTGTTTGATCTTGTTTAAGATAGTCTGGCACTGTTTGAGTTTTTTGTCTCATACCAGGGTCTCTTACAATCGAGTGTTGGTGCCTATGATTTACTCCGGGTACACTAGTAGAAAATGGTTTATACTTTTCGTAAAACATAGAGAAGTTCACATTATTATTTAAGCAAAAAAAAGCCCCTCCAAGAGGGGCTTAACTAATAATCTATTTTTTGAATTTATCGTCTGGCTGGCTTGTTCTTTTGAAAGAACTCTTGATCACCTTTACCTCCGCCCTTAATAACACCTTTAACTGCGTTAGCGGCGCCTTTAACTGAGGTTGGGTTACCTATTTTTTGGTTATGTAATGGAGTACCTTCTTCATCTTCGGTATAACCATCATAATCAATCTTGGCTTCTCCTTCACCGTGGTCAACTTTGCCTGTATATTGTGACTTAACAACATTGGCACTACCACTCACCGGTGTTGGGTTACCTTCTTTTTGATTTACTAAAGGAGTTCCAAGGACTTCTGCTTCGATTTCCTCACCAAAGTAGTTAAAAGACTCTTCATCCTCTTCTGGGTGATCTTTCGTGCCGTAATCTCTTACTTCACTTTTACGACCTGTCTTTTTATCGAATCGACGCGCTCTGTCACCTTTGTTACCGCCAAAACGCTTCTCTTTTTCAGACTCATCTTCGTCGTATCCCATTTCGTCCTCGTCGTCGTAATCACCGAGTTCATCTTCTACGTCTTCGATATCATCAGCTGCGTCCATAACATCCATAAGTGCATCATGTAAATGTTTTGCAACGTCTCTTGGAATAGAAATTGTAATGTCTTCGGTTTCGTCTACATCAACGTCAACATCTTCACCGCCGTCGACGTCGACACCGAGTTCAACTGCGTCCATTGTTTCGTCGTCCATCACTTCTTCGTAAAGACGATCAAAAATAGATTTATTTGTTTTAGCCATATTAGTATTTATACTCTCTTTGCTTATTTTTTGATTTTCAGCTTTAAAATAGTCGCTGGCTTCAGGGTCAGATAATTGTTTTACGTCGAACTCGTTATCTAACTTGATTGCTGGGTTATCTGGATCTAATTGAGTGGCTGCCCAATTAGCTGCTCCCTCTGGTCCAGAATTGTCGTGAACAAAACCTTGATAACCATCAGGCTTTTCAGCGGGTATATCGGTATTACTACCTTTTACCTTTACCTTCTTGCCTGCACGTTCGTAAGTTCGATTGATAGCCTTAGGTGCTTTAGTAGCTTGTTTAGCTGCTTTTTTACCTGGAGGGGTACCAACTACTGCTTCGTACGCTTCCTCTATTTGAATAATGTCTCTTTTTCCGTTTCTATTCATAAATTTTTATCCTATTTGCATTATGTCTGTAAAAAACAAAGGTACTAACCCTTCATCAGTATTTACTACATAGACGCCTTGTTGTGCTTGTCTACTGTCAAGAACTTCTACAACAGTACCGGTACCACCGCCTCTATCTTCTGATATATCTACTTCAGCACCGACTTCAATTGCAGCAGGTCTATCTTCATAATTTTCTTGACCCACGTCAGTAATCGAAGTACCATATTTTTTATCTATCGCTTTTCCAGCTTCATATGCTCCTGTTTTCAATGCTGCTGAACCTGCTTTTTTAGCCGCAGGAGCTATAGCTGCACCCACTTTTTTTATTGCAGGGCCTGCGACTCGACCGGCAGCTCCAACAAAAGCAGGTAAAGCTTCTTCTATTAAATCACCTTTTATTTCTTCTTTATTGATTGAAGCATATGCTTCAAAAAGTTCGGTCATTGACCTATCGCCGTGTGATTTAAAATTTTTGCTCATCGTTTGTATACCTTTTCGTAACTTTCAGCTAACATTGAGTATGCTCTATCGTGCCTTGAAATATAATGTTCTTTATTACAAGGTACGTGATCGCAACGTTCTTCTTTTCCGTCACCATCATCATACTTACCCTTTTTCTTAGAATTTTCTTCATCTTCATCCAAATCAGGCCACTTTTTAGCAACACATTTATCAATTCCAGCTGGATCGGGAGCATTATGAGCATAAGATTTAGCTGCTATAGCTCTCTTTCTTGTATTAACTGGGTAAGTTCCTGGTGCAGCTCCACCTGCTGGACCACAAAATTCGTCTTTATCAACGTCTGTATATTCACCGGCATTTGAACTACCTTTTCGCTCCTTTTGGTCGTCTAGATCTTTACCCCAACGTTTTCTATATTTTTCTTCACGTTCTCCCTCATCTTCATCACTACCGTGAACTTTTTTCATATGACGCGCTAATGTACTGTCATGATCGGTATCGGGGTCAAAATATCTAATACCTGATACTCTTGGATCTTCATCATCCTTTTCGTCTGAATCAAAGTAACTTAGATCTGTTGGAAACGCATTATCGTCTTCTTCATTTTCTCCTGTCCATTGAGGTCTAGTTGAATTAACTGAATCGTCTTCAATGCCTGTGTGGTCAATTAAATCTGCTGAACCTTCATCCTCGTCTGCTGCAATATCTTCTTGTTCACCTGTTCCTCTTAAAAACATACTTGCAGGCTGGCCATTAATTTGACCGTCAGTATCAATTTCTGCTTCTGACTTACCATTGTGCATTATAATATTGCCTTTTGAGTCAGCATGCTTTCTAGTATATCCTTTTTGAGCTAATTGTCTTGCAGATCTTTCTTGTGGGCTTTCTTCTTCCCCTTCATCATTTTCTAAAGGGTTCTGATCTTCAGCTTGCTGGGTAATCTGACCGGTGCTATCGTCATAATCACCAGTACCACCAGCTCCAGGTTGTGTGTTAACTGACCCACGACCACTTGCGTAGCCCATCGCTTCAGAATAAACCTCACTTAAAAGTTCTAAATCTTTTTTACGGTTCATGATTATATTTATGCAACCCTGGTTTAAATAAAATTAATATGGCTGGTAAAAATGATTATTACTTGGGAAACCCAAACCTACCTACTGATAGTACCAAGTTTGAGTGGACGCCAAAAATGGTCAAAGACCTTAAAAAGGCAAAACAAAATCTTCTTTATTTTGCTGAAAACTTTTTCTATATTGTTAACTTAGATAGAGGACGCGAGTTAATTGGTTTACATTCTTGTCAAAAGAGAGCACTAAGAGGTATGAGAGATAATCGCTTCTTTATATTATTAGCATCTAGACAGATTGGTAAAACTACTATGATGACGATTTATTCGTTGTGGCACGCATGTTTTAATAGCGATCAACGTATATTAATAGTAGCTAACAAAGAAGGAACTGCAAAAGAAATATTTTCACGTATTAGAATGGCTTATGAGGAACTTCCTAACTGGCTTAAACCTGGTGTTAGTGAATATGGAAAAGAATCAATGAAATTAGTTAACGGTACTACTATTGGTATTAGTACTACTACTGGAACAGCTGCACGTGGTCAATCTATTAATGTGTTGGTGCTGGATGAGTTAGCATTTATTGAACCGCATTTAGTAGATCAATTTTGGAAATCCGTATTTCCTGTAATTTCATCTTCGAAAAAGTCTAAAATTTTTATAGCTTCTACTGCAAACGGAACTGACAACCTTTTTTACAAAATATGGAATGGTGCTATCGAAGAAACAAACGGGTGGGGTCACGATAAAATTTTATGGGATGAAATACCCGGTAGAGACGACAAATGGAAAATGGAAACCATGCGTACTATCGGTAGCCAAGAAGCATTTAACCAAGAATTTGGTTGTGAATTTATTTCTGCTGGTGAAATGGCAATTAATGAAGAGATATTCGAAACCCTTAAAGTTAATTGTTCAAAACCACCAATAGTAATGGATGATGGTTGTTATAAAATATGGAGAGAACCTGACGATTTCGGTTTATATGTAGTAGGTGTCGACGTATCTGAAGGTATAGGTCAAAACGCAAGTGTGATCCAAATATTCGACTTAAGAGACTTATCTAATATTGAGCAGGTTGCATGTTATCATAACACTAACATTAACCCAATTAACTTTACACAAAAGCTATATGAAATACTGTTACAGTGGGGATCACCACCGGCATTAATTGAAAGAAATAACTGCGGTGCGCAGGTAGTAGAACAGTTATACTACAATTTTCGCTATGCAAACTGCGTTACTTTTTCAGCAGGAACAGGAAAAGTTAAGGCAAACCGTGTAGGTGTTATGGCTCACACCAATACCAAGTATAGGATGGTTGTTAATATGAGGTATTTTGTTAACGAATTACGCTCAGTAAACATAAGAGACATAGAAACTCTTATTGAGATTAAAAACTTTATAAAATACCCTAACGGTAAATGGGCTGCAAAACCGGGTATTAACATGTTAGATGACCGGGTTATGTCAATGGGGTGGGCATTAATTATATTAGATAATGAGCTAGTCCAAAAGTATTTTGAAGTAGTAAGAAAAGATGATAATGATAGAGCTGCTGAATTAAAACGTTGGGATTACGATTATCACACACCTGTTTCTAAAGGATTTTTAAGTGAAACCGAAGAAACCGACGTTGACGGAATAGTATTTAACGAAAAATTTAATGAAGAAAATAATGTAGAATTAGGTCAAATGATGCAAGCCGGTTGGGTAAAAGCAGGAGACTTTCAAACTTCTCGTTCTTATGCACCCGTTAGTGATCTAGGTTTACATTAAATATAGAAGATGGCCAAAGAGTACGTACAATCTGCCTTTAATAAGGAAAGAAAGGATAAGTTTGTTATGGTTTTACCTATTCCTGAATTTCTAAAAAAAGATGTGAGTAAAAACTCTAGAAGTAATAATCAAGTAAATCCTGATTCTGTTCAATTTTCTATATATGGTTCTATTGTACCTAAAGTGGTGGTTGAAAATGTACCTATTAGATACAGTGGTCAGACTTTAAACGTTACTAGTTATAATAGACCAGAATATGACCCCGTTACAGTAAATTTTACTATTGATAATAGGTTTAACAACTATTGGTTCATTTATAAATGGTTAGACAAATTGCAAGACGATTATAAAGGTTATTTTAATGCTGGTAAAGATTACCCCAAGGGTGCGGTGGTGGAATCCGAATACATGGCTGATTTTACAATTTATGGGTTAGATGAATATAATAAAAAGGTTGTTCAGTTTGATTACACGAAAGCTTTTCCTACTTTTTTAGGTGGTATTGATTATAACTACAGAAACCCGGATGAAATAGAAACCACATTTACTTTTTCTTATAGCCAATTTTATGTCAAGTTGCTTACCCCTTGATATATTTATAGAGTTCTCATCTTTTCCACTTTTTTATATAGAGATTCATAAATATACATATGGCACAAAGAACTATTCAAAGTCCCGGTGTAGAAATTAACGAGGTCGATTTGTCGTTAGGAGCGGTAAACAAGATCGGCACTAATATCTTCGTGACCGGGTTTTCACCCCAAGGCCCTAGTGACGAAATAGTCCAGGTATCTAGCTTATCCGAATTTGAACAAATTTACGGTAGTCCAACAAACTCTGCTGAAAGGTATTTTTATCATACAGTAGCTCAATCTTTTAATAGTAGAGCAAATATATTGGTGAACAGATTACCTTACGGTACATCTTTAGGTGACGGGTTTACCAACAAATATTTTGCAACAGTTTACCCTGTTGTACCTGTAAACAAGAATGGTTTAGATTCCATTACCGCTGGTTTTGAATATCTATCAGCTAATATTGATGTTGCAGGTGGGCAGACAACAGCTCAATTTTCACCGGCGTCATCAGGCGACATTGTTTACTACATGGTAGGTAAGCCGACCTTCTTAGCGCTTAGTCAAGCACAGTATAACGGAATTTTGGACGATTCTGCAATACAATGGAGCAATGACGCATCAGTTTCTACAGGTTGGGCTGGAAACTTTTCTATCAATACCGGGGGAGCCACAGTTCGAGACCAATTATCTGCATTAGATTATGCGGGTATTATTATTCTTAATACAGCCAAAACGACAATCAATAATAGATACGAAGGATATTATAATGTATTACTTGACAATACAAACATATATTCAACGACCAATTATGACGACGTGGTTAAAGTTAAAGTTTCGACCGATGAGTCTACTGTAACACAGCAATATTCAGTTCTACAAGACGTACCAGATGGTCGTTTAAATTTTGCTTTAAGTGCCAATTATAATAGCGATGTAATACAGCAGAATATTTCTGAAGTAAGTGAAAAAATTACAACGTTTAACGTAGCAACGACCGCGTTTGATGATACTTTAGTTTATGGTTTATATAAACTTAGAACTTCAGTCTTTTCACCAGAGGTTATTAAGTTAGACTTTGTGTTAGAAGAAGGTTATTTCGGTAGTGTAGATTATTATAGGCAAATTAATTCTGAGCAAGGTGGTACACCAATCAGTTATTACCTACCTCAAAAGTTTGCCAATAATTCAGTGAATTCGGCAATGAAAATTAACCCGAATATTTCTGGTAAATTTAGTGGTACGCAATTAACAAATGATGGTGAACCAACACGTAAAATTCGTATTGTTACCGACGAGCTTATTAACAGAGAGTACACTGGTAATAGCGCTACAAACGCATATAATGAAATAGTTGGTATGTCATCTGATGCTGTTAGCACCGTAAGTTCAGGGTCGTCAATTTACGATACATCGAATAATACCCGAGATGTTGCTCATGGGTTTGGTGCCGGTGCTTTATTGCCAGCTGCTAAATACAGCACAACTAAATCATCTAACAATAAGATTGGTAACATACCAGGTAAATTAGATCGTGTTTTTGATAGGTTATCTAATCAGGATATATTTGATATTGACATTTTACCTGAAGCAGGTTTAGGTACAATTAATACCACTATTCTTAATAGCACCGATTCAGAAAATGTAAGTAATGAATATTTTGATGATCGTGATTCACTTAAAGGTTTGAATCAGTTGTCAGCTACTAATGCTAACATTCCTAACCCAGGTAAGAAAACAAGAGCTGATTGGAATACAATTCAGACCAAGTTCATTAACTTAGCTGAAAATACCAGAAAGGATTTTATCTATATTTCTGATCCAATTAGACAGATTTTTGTATTGGGTGAAAATACAAAACAAATTAACGTACCGGGGAATACGTTCCCACTTGATATCTTAGCACCAGTAAAACAGTGCTACAGTCTTATTAATACAAACTATGCAGCAGCTTATGGATCATGGGCACAAGTTTATGATAATACTGTTACAGGTCAAGTTTGGATTCCAATGTCTGGTTTAGCCGCTGCTAAGTATGCACAAACAGATGCTACTTATGCACCTTGGTATGCACCAGCTGGTTTTTCAAGAGGGTTGTTAAACACAATTAATGATATTGCAATTTACCCGAACCAGAAACAGCGTGATTCGTTATACGACCAAGCTAACGTTAACCCAGTAGCATTCTTTCCAAGTGAAGGATTTGTTATTTACGGACAAAAAACGTTACAGACTAAACCAAGTGCGTTTGATAGAATTAATGTAAGAAGGTTGTTCTTATATCTTGAAAAGCGTGTTAAAGAAACAGTCAAGTACTTTGTATTTGAACCTAACACATTGTTTACAAGAACAAACGTTCTTAACGTTATCAATCCTATTCTTGAAGATGCTAAGAATAATGAAGGGTTATATGATTACCTCGTTATTTGTGATGAGCGTAATAACACACCAGAAGTTATCGATGCAAATGAATTGGTTGTTGACATTTATTTGAAACCAGTTAGAGCAGCTGAGTTTATTCTTGTTAACTTTTATGCTACAAGAACAGGTCAAGATTTTAGCGAAATTGTTGGATAAAACAACTGGCGAACTTGACTATGTTAACAAACCCCGAATATTTTTCGGGGTTTTTGTTTGGTTAGATTAAATACTATTATGCCAGATGTACAACAGACCATTTCTGATTTTTACAGAGTAGCCCTTGAACGTGATTTCGCACGTGATTTTCAATTTCGTGTATTATCAATTGAAAACGGCGGTGCAAGTGACGTCACTTTTGATGAAGATGATTTAGTTTATTGCACCGGTGCACAGCTCCCTGAAAGAGCTATTACAAATGTTGCGGTACCTTATATGGGTCTCGAATTTAATATACCGGGTAATGCTACTTACCCAGGAAGCGGTGGATATACTTTACAGTTTTATTGCGACCAAAACTCGCAAATAAGACAAAAGTTCGAAGATATGTCCATTGATATTTTTGATGACGCAACGTCAACTGGTAATTATTTTACCCCAAGACAATCTGCTACAATTAACTTAGTACAATTAGACACTCAATTAGAGCAGGTTGCTCAATATCAATTAGTGGGTGCATCAGTTAGAAATGTCGGGGCTCTAGACTATAATATTTCTGGAGGTAGTGGTCAGTTTGTTACTTTCGGTGCAACAATGGCTTATCACTACTTCAGAAGAAGATAGTGTAGTGAAGTTTAAAACTAAACCTAAAGTAAAAATATTAACGGAGATTAATGACGACGCAGGTGTAGCCTACTTCAAGCTAATAAAAATTAATAAGCATAAAAATACCGAAATAGGTAGCCTTGAAGTAGACTTACGAGGCGAAGAAGAATATTTTGTAAATTCGGTACACATAATGACGACATATAGAAATAACGGTTTAGGTAAAAGACTTTACAGAACTGCTTTAAAAAAATTTGGTCAACTTAAAACTCATTATTTTGATGCGTCCGTTGATGCTCAAAGAGTATGGAGATCAATGAGCAAAAGGTATAAATCGAGTACTGAGTTCTTCGAAGGTGTGTTGACTTTATATTATAAACCTAAATAATATTAGTGAACAACCCTTTTTCAGATGCTATAAGAGGTTTAGGAGATAATGTTTCAAATGCATTAAAAGGACTTAACCCATTATCACAACCCTCTTTAACTTCTTTATTTGGGTTTACAGTACCGGGTACGCCTTTAATAAGTACCAGAGATTATTTTTTATCTCAAATGGAGTCGTGGTTTACTGCTATACCATTAAGGACGCAGTGGATGGTTTTAATACAACAATATCCAACTTTATTAACTACACAGGTAATACAGCAGCTTGAAAATACAGTTGGTAACCCAAACAATTTTGACATAAATCAAGCAGTTTCAATATTAAAGTCTTACCCACTAAACAAAGTTATAGGTTGTTTGTTTGCTCAGGGTGTAGATATACCTCAAATGGAACAACTTGAGGTTGGTAGAGACAAAGTTTTTGGGGACAAACAAAGAGGCTTTATCCCCGGGTTGATTTCAAACGGAAGAGAACCATTTCAAAATCTAACAATTCAGTTTAGAGAAACCAACACCAGTTTTGTAGATTTTGTAATAAGACCTTGGACCATTCTTGCAGAAAATTTTGGTATGGTCGCTAGACCTGATGGTGATGAAAGAAATGTTTCAACAACAATTACAATTTTACAATTTACAAGAACATATCAAAAAATTTCTCAGATTCCAAGAAAGATGTGGACGTTTTATAATTGTATGCCTATACAACTTGATAATAAAAATTTAACTTACGATCAAGAAGCTTTAGAAATTAATTCTACACAATGGGCTTTTTCTAATTATACGGTAGCTAATAATTTATACTTGCCTTTACCTGATATAATCAATAAGATAAAAGATAAAGGATTTAAGTCTCTTATTCCAAGAATATCTCCTTTTCAAACTGGAGGTTTTTAATTTTTGTCTTTAATATTTTGTGTTTACTTTTAATGTAAATATCACAGGAAGTAGAACAGTCGATTGTAAAGAATTTACTAATGGTCATTTTAAGACACTACTTAAGTTAAATGAAAACAATGATGATGTTGCTCTTTCAAAACATTTTGAAAAAATAGTAAATGATTTAGTTATTACAAAAACTAAACTTAATTATGTAGATAAACTTATAATCTTATTAAAACTTCGTGAAGTTTGTATTAAGAAAACTCTTGAAATAGTAAGTGAAGGTACCAATAGTACGGTAAGTATGAAATTTCTAATCGATAAAATTTTAGAAAATTACAATGACAAAACCGAAAAAATTTACTTTGAAGATAATGATATAGAAATAGAAATTGGTTTTCCTCTTACAATAAGAAATATAGATAATGTATACGATAAAATTCATTCTATAAAAATAGGCGATTATAAAACTGATCTACATTCTCTATCTGAAGAAGAAAAGGATAAAATTTTAGAACAAATACCAAGTTCATACGCGAAAGTTTTAGTAAAAAAATTTAAAAACATACAACAAAAACCTTCTTTACTTTTTAAGTATCAATCTGGGAAAGAACAAAGAGATTATTATTGTACTTTTGAACAAGAGCAAAATTTTTCAATGTTAAAACTATGCTACGGAGATTCATTAAAAAACTTTTACTACATGGAATACATATGTTGTTCTAAACTACATATTGGTTTATCAGATTTTTTAGATAGGATGACCCCAGTAGAATCAAAGATGCATTTTGATGAGTTAATAAAAGAACATAATTCCAAAAATCAACCAAAAAATCAAAATCAAATGCCTTCTGCTGGATTAGGCGTTGGTAGGTAATAAATGATTGTATGGCACTTAATGCAGAAGAAATTAATAAAATTAATACAATGTTCAAGCAGATCGATGAAAAGGATATCTCGATCAATAATCTCAATACTCAGTTAGAAACAGCTCAAGCTACAGTCAATTTTCTTTCAAATGCTTTAGAAGAATATAAAACTACTGTTACTGAACTTAACAATAAGGTGGATCTTATCTTAGAAGCAGTAACTAAAAAGGCTCCAGCTCCAGTTAAAAAGACAGCGGCAAAGAAGTAATAAATACTTTAATGCCTGATGAACACTTAACTGTTGATAAACGAGATGACTATACTTTAAAAACAATTGATATTAATTCTGGTGCTATTAAAAATGTTCGTCAGGTAGGTGGAAAAATAATTCAAGGACCTGTATTGACAGGTGATAAGGTTTCAATTACTATAGAAACCCCAACAGGTAAAAGAGGAAAAGTTTTTAAATTACCTAGTTTAATTCTTCATAAAGAATACCCAGCATAACTTGAACTGCAAGGTATTTTTATTATAATAAAATTTATGAATTTATTGTCTTCATCTCTTAGAGAACAGGAATTGTCTTTATCAGACTTTTCTTTACCAAAAGAATATTTTACTAATTATTCATTTCTGTTTTATGGATTTGAACTAAAAAGTAAGTATGACGAAGATAGGCTACATATTAATAAAAAATTAAATCCAATTAAATTTGCCCATTTTGTTCAAACTCCCAAAGGTGTAGAGATCAAATATTTTTACGGGGTATTACCAAAACCAAACAAAAAATTTAACAGTTTAGCTAAAAAATTATCCTTTGCATCACATAAGCAAGAATTTGTGCTCAGCTTTAATAATTATAGACATATGATGAGTGAGTACGAGGTTGAAACGGAAAATAGCTATGGTAAATATTCGGTAGGTGTATATCCTTTTGATACCTTGTCAGACCTATCAACAACTAAATTTAACGATATTTCAATGTTTTATGAAGCAAATGTACCCACGTTTCAGAAAGTTGCTGGTCTTACACCATATGTAGTTTGTGATACGAGCAACTTAGTAAAGAAAATTTTGGGAGACAAATAATGGACGTAAGTGTAAAAAAGAGAAACGGCGAAATAGAAGGCTTTAATGCTAATAAGATTCATGAAGTCCTGTACTGGGCAACAAAAGATATTAAGGGTGTAAATATAAGCGACATTGAGCTTAATACCAAACTTCAAGTTTATGACGGCATAACTTCGAAACGATTACACGAAACGTTAATACAAGCTGCAGCTGATTTAATTGCAGAAGACACACCTAATTATCAACAAGTAGCAGGTAACCTTTTAAATTATTATTTACGTAAAGAAGTTTTCGGTGTGTCAGATAATATGCCGCCTCTGATTGATGTAATAAAAAGCAATATAAAAGCAAAAGTTTACGATAAAGAAATTCTTAAGATGTATTCTGAAGAAGAAATAGATCATTTAGATAATTTTATCAAACACAACCGTGATTATCTTTTTGTTTATGCAGCTTTACAACAATTAGCAGACAAATATCTCTTAAAGGATAGGCACACAGGTAAAATTTATGAAACACCTCAATACATGTACATTGTCATGGCTATGGTGTTGTTTAGTAATTACGATAAAAGTAAAAGACTAAAACAAATCAAATCTTTTTATAACGATGTTAGTACATTTAAAATATCATTGCCAACTCCAGTCATGGCTGGTGTGCGAACCCCTTCGAGACAATATAGCTCCTGCACTCTCATTGATGTTGGTGACTCTTTAAAATCTATATTTCATTCTAATACTGCTGTTGGGTATTATACAGCTAACAGAGCAGGTATCGGTTTAAACTTTGGAAGAATTAGACCAGTAGGGGCGAGAATTAATAACGGCGCAGTTATACATACAGGGGTTATTCCTTTCTTAAAAATGTTTGAAGCTACAACAAAAAGTTGTACTCAAAATGGTGTAAGAGGTGGTTCGTCTACAACTCACTTTCCCTTTTGGCATAAAGAGATTCAAGAAATTTTGGTACTAAAAAACAATAGAGGTACTGATGATAATCGTGTACGTAAAATGGATTATTCAATTCAGTTTAATCGATTGTTTTATAAACGTTTTGTAGAAGATAAACCTATTACACTTTTTAATCCTAATGAAGTGCAAGACTTATATGATGCATTTATTAGTGATACAACAGAATTTGAAAAACTTTACGAAGAGTATGAGAATAGTCGTAAAGTTCAAAAGATGAAAATACCTGCTCGCAAATTGTTTATGCAATTTTGTCAAGAGCGTATTGAAACTGGGCGTATGTATGTAATGAATATGGACCATGTTAATGATCATAGTTCTTTTCTTGACCCGATATGTATGTCTAATTTGTGTCAAGAGATTACACTACCAACTACCCCAATAACTCATATTGACGGTGCCGAAAGCGGTGAAATTGCATTGTGTGTTTTATCTGCAATTAACGTAGGGCAAATAAAGAAGCTGAGTGATCTAGAAGGAGTTTGTGATAATATTGTTAGAGCTTTAGACCACGTTATAGAGAATCAAGACTACCCGGTAGATCCTGCGTTGAATATGAAGAAGAGACGTAGTATAGGGGTAGGGATCACTAATTTTGCATATTATTTAGCCAAGAATAACGTTGGATATTCCGATGCTGCAGCCTTAGAAATTACGGACGAGCTATGTGAGAGTATACAATTTTATTTACTGAAAGCATCCGTTAATCTCGCTAAAGAGAGAGGTAAGTGCGAGTGGTTTGATAGAACTAAGTACAGTAAGGGAATATTGCCTATCGATACATACTGCAAAGAGGTGGATAATGTATGCAAACGTAAGCTTTCTCATGACTGGGAAACGTTAAGAAAAGACATTATTGAGCATGGATTAAGAAATAGTACACTCACTGCTTTGATGCCTTGTGAAAGTTCATCTCTTGTAACTAACTCTACTAATGGTATTGAACCTCCAAGAAGCTTGGTTACTGTTAAAAAGTCTAAACAAGGGCTTATTCCTCAAGTAGTACCGGAAATATTAAGGTTAAAGAACAAATATACTTTAGCTTATGAGATGGCCGATAATAAAGGTTATATAAACCTTTGTGCAGTAATGCAAAAGTACTTTGATCAAGCTATATCAGCTAATCATTATTATAATTTTGCTAATTTTGAAGAAGGAAACTTACCAATGTCTATTGTAGCTAAAGATATTCTTTATTCTTATAAAATGGGTCTTAAGACACTTTACTATGCTAATACCGACGACGGTAAATCGGATACGACTGAAAATGAACAAGATAACGATTGCGCAGGAGGAGCTTGTAAACTGTAGTTGAACGCGAAAGTTAAATAATATAATAAGTTCAATGAGTATTATTAATAAGAATAACGTAGATACTACAAAGCAACCATTATTTTTTGGAGAAGGGCTTAATCTTCAGAGGTACGACCGTCATAGATATAAAAAATTATATGACCTTTTTTTGCAGCATCTTAGCTTTTTTTGGCGACCTGAGGAGGTTGATCTATCAGGTAAAGAAAAAAACGATTATGATACACTTACCGATCATCAAAAATTTATCTTTACTAAAAATTTAGGATATCAAATACTATTAGACTCTGTTCAATCAAGAGGCATCAGTCATTTGTTAGATGATTGTAGTAATCCTGAACTTGAAGCATTTGCTAAAACGTGGGAGTTTTTCGAAACGTTGCATAGTTATTCTTATACATACATTATTAAGAACGTTTACCCTAATCCTTCAGATGTATTTGATAATATTCTTACTGATCCTGAAATTATTAAACGTACTTCGTCGGTAACAAAATATTATGACGATCTTATTGAAAAAATACCCGAAGATAGTCTTGATGATAAAAAGAAAAAACTTTATCTTACTTTAGTTAGTATTAATATTCTCGAAGGTATTCGTTTTTATGTGTCGTTTGCATGCTCATATTGTTTTGCTCAAAACAAAACTATGGAAGGCAATGCAAAGATTATATCTCTCATTAATAGAGACGAAAACTTGCACTTAGCAGCTACTCAAAATATTCTTAAGTATCTGAGAGATAATAAAGACGAGGGATTTCAACATATCGTTAAAGAATGTGAACCTGTTGTAGAAAAAATGTTTAAAGATGCAGCAGAAGAAGAAATGGAATGGGCAAAATATTTGTTTAAAGACGGTTCAATGTTAGGGCTTAATGATGAAATCCTTATTCAGTATATGAAACATTTATGTAATCGTCGCACACGGGCTTTGGGTATTAAAAACGTTTTCGAAGAGACTCAAAACCCTATTAAATGGATCAAAAACTGGACAGAAAGCAAACACGTACAAGTAGCTCCTCAAGAAACACAGATTGAAACTTACAAGGTGGGTTCATTTAAACAGGATACTTCTGAAACTGACTTCTCTGATTTTAGTTTTTGATGAAACCTTCGATAACATTATTTTATTACGACAACTGTGTAGGGGAAAGAAAAGATGCTCAATTAATATGCGACGCTCTTACAAATCATTTTGATATATATCTAAATGACGAACAAAATAATGTACAAAATGTTTTTATAAACGGTGAAAAAAAGTACCACGATTTAGTTTCAAGTTCTAAAATTTATATTTGCAATAATTTTTATGCTAGTTTTGAAGACGTTACTTCGGTACTAATATGTAATGAAGAATGGATTTCAAAAACACATCTAAAAATAATTCCTGATTTCGATTTCGTTATAGTAAAGTCTAATTACGCAAA